GAAGCGATATGGTCAAGTCGATAAGATTCTTGAGCAGTGTATGTATATTTTTTGTAGAGGTCAAGATAATCTAGCATAGCAACACCTTGAATGTCGTATGTGATTTCTTCGCTACCTTTCATGGTAACTCTACGCTCAGTGATAAGATCCCAAGGGGAAATCTTTTTAGCAAATGATTCGCCAAGAACATATTCGATTCGGCGAATGAGATAGGGAATATCAAAGAAGTTAATATTCCAACCTGTCACAACATCGGGACAGTTCTGTTGCCAGTAATAGATAAACTCACGAAGCATAGTTGCTTCGTCTTCATAACAACGATAATCTACATCGCCAGAGTTACCGATTGGCTTGCGACCAAAGGTAACGATGTCTTTTGTTTTATTATCTTGGATTGAGATAAGAAGCATTTCCTCATTGGCTGAAGCAATGTCAGGAAACCCATTCTCGGTGGCAGTTTCAATGTCGATGGTAAATACTTTTACCTTATCTTGGTCGTAGATAATTTCGTTGGGATAGTTGTCGCTGATGTATTGAGCAACGAAGTTATTGTTACCGAAGATTTCAAAACCTTGGACATCGCGATATCGGTCGATATATTCTCGAGTGTCTTTGATTGTTCCTGGCTGGATAGCGCCAACATATTTACCATCTAGAGTTTTAAAATCAGTTGGGACTTTAGAACTAACATAGATTGTTGGCATGAAATCTACACGATGTTTGAACGCATTCCCACTCTCATCATAACCACGAACCAACATTTTACTGCCATACTGAACTACGCTGGTATAGAATTCCATTTATTTCCCATAGATAAGCATCATAATATCCAAAGCACAATCATGCGTTGGGTGATGTTTAATTACATTATGTCGTTGAAAGGTTGGATGGTCGATATCACAGTAACCACCTTTACCTGTTTCTGTCAGAAAGTCAACAGCAGTTCTAACATCACGCCAAACATAATATGGCGCAATCAATTCTTGCTTGGTTGCTTTACACAAACTGTCAATAGCCATTTGATCCAGAGAACCTCGCGACCACATTGTCTGATTCTTTTCTGGATACTGTGCCATGTATTCTTTAATTATATTGATTCCTTGAACAGCTGTCAAGTCATCTTTGAGTCGAGCAAGAGAAATCTTGCGGACATATTCGTGTTGGCTTGCCCACCAATCAACAGTACCTTTGTCAACTGAACGACCAAGATCTACTTGTTCTTGAGCATTAAATTTTACAAAGCATGCTCGTTCAAGCAACTGCTCATAGGTATATTGTTCGCCAATCTCAAAATGAATGATGGATGCGGAGAGAACAACTGCGGTTGACTCAGCATCCAATGTTTCGATATCGAACATAAACATAATAAAAACTCCTCAGGTATACATATATTATACCTGAAAAATGAATAAAAGTCAAGGACTTTTTAGACTATTTTTGCGTTATTTTTGGGCTTACAGGGTCGCCAGAACCGATGCTGGAGCGATTTGAATGCCAGCCCCGAAGATCCTATTATACTCGTTTACAAGGTTCTTGTCAGGCTCACAGTGAGCTGCAACAGCCTGTTTATAGAGTCTGATATTTCCGTCAGCATATGGCATATATGGAGCAATAGCAACCCCCATATTACCTGCTTCGTTACGCTGAAGAATAATTTGAGATGGGTGTTTAATTTCCCATAGATCATTAAAGGTATTGAAGACTTCACCCATAATCTCTTCACCATTAATCATTTTAAATACAATCACTTTTCCGTTCATAATTCTTCCTGTTCTACCATAAAATCAATAAAGGATGCAGCTAAATCTGCATTGTCGAATTGTCTTACTATACTACTAAATGTATAAACATTGTAACCAACAACTAATATAGACTTATCTTTGAAGATTGAAATCTTCAATACCCAATCCTTTCTTCGGATAGGTACATAAGTTACCATGTTTGGAAATACACTTGCTTTTTTCTTCATCAAGGTATTTATGCATACATACTCCTCAAAACTTTCATGTTCTGTTTGAACACCATATCGTAAAGAGCCATTCTATCAGCATACGCATCAACCATATGAACGAAAGGATTTGGTGTAGCTACTACCATGTTAGCATCGGTCTCACCCGATTCGCTTACTACCAACATCTCATTCTTTTTGGCTATGTGTTTCATTGCTCCATTTTCTGATAGACAATGCATATAAACCTCATGAATACCTTTGGTTCTTACCCAAGTAACTGCTCTATCGAACATCTTTTGGGCAACACCTTCACCACGAAATTCTTTATCAACTGAGCAACCAAGTTCAGCCTGTCCGTCTAGAATAGAAACATGACATGCTGCTACAATTTTAGTTTCACTCTCAACACCAAACCATTTGTTGTCTTCAGTAAAAGAATTAAACACATATTCTTTTATGTAATCATCGCTCACCATACCACCGAAACGAAGTCTGCGGTCTTCGCCTTTTAATAAAGTTAAATGAGCCAGCAAATTGTCTCTATCAAGAGAGTTTAATTTTCTTGGAATCATTTTTGAAAAGGGGAGATTTCTCTCCCCTACTCCTTAGACTGTCTCAGTAAGAAGTTGCTTCTCAGATCTAGACTTTACTGGAACTTTCTTTGGTTTCTTTTCTTCAGGAACCAAACGCTCCAATGCAATCTTTAACATACCATTAAACAACTCAGCATTCTTTACTTCGATGTGGTCATCGATTGCGAACGCACGAGTAAATGCTCGAGTTGCGATACCACGATGTAGGAAACTGTCAGTTGATTCGTCAGTAGAAGAATCTACCTTACCACGAACAACTAATTTACCATCATCAATTTCGATATCGATCTCAGACTCACCGAAGCCAGCTACTGCTAGTTCGATAGTGTATGAGTTCTCGTCATTTTTACGGATATTGTATGGAGGATAGTTGGGAATATTCTTGGTCAACTCGTCATGCAATGTTTGTAATTGCTTGGCTGACTCTTCGAATCCAACAAAGAATTTATCAAAGTCCTTGAATCCTGGACCAAATAATGCTAGGTGATTTCCCATAACAATCTCCTTACTTAGTCTTAACAGTAAATGCTTTTTTAGCATCAATTGAAGTTGCAGCTGTACCTACTGTAGTGTAAAAATCTACAGTTGATTTAGCGACAGACTTAGCAAATGATTGCTGAGCATCGATGTAAGTTTGTAGGGATTTTGCGATCTCTTCGTTTTGAACGAAAGTCTTAACGAATTGAGTTTTTGCACCAGAGATGGTGTCGATTGATGTGTTGATTGCAGATAACATATAGTTCTCCTTTTAAGCGAGTTAATAAAATTACCCTACCCCAAATGGGCGTAAGGTTTTGCTGGTTACTGGATCCAGCGGTGTCGTAATGTCACACCAGCTTTAGAACACTTCGTATCTTAGCGGTCCTAAGGTGAAGTCAAATCTATTTATGCGCCTTGACCAGCTGCTTCTGCAGCTTTAGCAGCTTCAGCTTCCGCAGCAGCAACCTGTGGTTCGCCCTGCGCTTTAATCTTTCCAATTAATGCAACTACTTCTTCGAATGGATGCTTACCCAATACACGAAGGATAGTGTTTGCTTCTTCAACTGTCAATTCAATTTTGATATTCATTTATTACTCCAAGTTATATAAAATTATTTAGTGGTAACTTTCTTACCGATATTATATTTAGGGACTAATTCCCACTCATTTTTCTCTTTATATGCCACAACTTTAATTTGTGACAGAGAAACCTTTTGTTCTGCTTTCGCAGAATCTACAATCTTGAGCAATCCCCAATCTTGCAATAATCCAGCTACAGTGTTTCTACGCTCAACATCATTAGAAGTAATGTTCGATTCTTTGCCATCTAATGCGAACAATTCTTTAAAGTGAACGATAAAATACCTACCCTGTTTATGTAGGATATGGCATGACTGATACAACTTTTGTTCTTTTCTGGAAGCGATCCCGATTCGGGTCAGAGTTTCACGGATTTTCAAAAAGTTGTCAGGTTCTGGTAATAGAACTTCCAGCATAGAATCTGGAGTCCAGTCATAATAAATCAT